CCGCCTGGAAGAAAGTGACTTTTGGGTTACCAGTCAAGTAGACATCTTGGGCGCCGTAGGCGACGAGTTGCATGAGACCACCGGCCATATTTGTTTGTTTTGTACTATAGCATGAGATTTTTTTTTCAGATGATTTCGCGAAAAAACACGGTTTGATTTTTCCTGGTACATGTTAAATGTCTACTGGATCTGTACCAGAACTCGAAAGTGTCGACGGAAAAAGCGTCGACGAAACTATTGAAATTGGTTCCGAATCTGGTTCAAGTATTGAAGATGACCTATCTACAACAGGTGGTGAACTTCCATTAGTGGATGAATTGGAAGATGGTATTTATAGTGATACTGATATCGAACTCGACGAAGATTTCGAGACCGATAGTATTGATAGATTAGGAAACCTTTTAAGTTCAGTTCTTGTAAACGAAGAAGGTGAAACTGTGTGTTCAGCCTTAATAAATATTTCGAGACAACTCGAAGTTCAGAACAAGATAATGATAAAAATGTTAGCTCAACTCCAAAAAAGAATTTAAAAAATTAGTGTTTAATATTTATAATACTATGGATACAATAAATACCATATACATTACTCCGGACGACGACCAAAAAGAGGAAGCTTATTATCAGGATTTAAGAAACCGTATTTCTGATCTTCGTCCAGAGCAATTATTAAAATTAATTCTATCGGAGGAGAAAAGGTATGGCCTGGTTAAAGATGATCGTAAACCAGACCTTCACTGTTCACCCCCCATTAAACTCGCGTATAAAATATTTTTTAAAACCGATGAATTAGACCCAGAAACGAATGAACCTACATTTGTAGATATTCAACAAAAATCGAGTGTATTTAGACATAATTTAGAAAATATTGCTACGTACTTCAATCGTGCAAAAGCATTAAGTTTATTTGAATCCGATATAGGAGATATGGATGATGATAGCGATTTGGCTCTATATACAAGATTAGACCGTTTAATGAAACATGTTAGTGATGTTTGGTCCATTCTTCTCTCTACAACGAGAATATACGAACGTATAAATTTTCCGACGCAAGTTGCCATCGAAGTTTCTACAAACCCTTCAGTACTCAGCCCTTCACTCCCTCCTCCTACATTGGATGATTATAACTCTCACCAAACGGCGTTTCATATACTCGTAGATTATTGTGAAAAAAATGATATAAAACGATACAAGGGTTATACGTGTAAGCAAATTATAACGGCAGAAAAACATAGAACACGTGCTTGGAAACAGTCTGAAGAAATTAAAGATTTTGTTTATCGAATTGCTGATAAAAACACGTGGCATGAACTATGGTGTTTACTAACATCGTCTAACGGAACTAGTGGATTTACCCAAGTTATCAAGCAACTATCCGAAGCTTACGATATGCAATTTCCAGAGATCAAAAAGAATAGGCGTGTTTGGTCGTTTAAAAATGGTCTATTTATTGGCGACAGGTATAACGACCAAACTGGTTTATATCAGACCGAATTTTACAGATACGATTCGAAAAATTATAAAAGTCTCGATCCAACAATCGTAAGCTGTAAATATTTCCCTATTGATTTTGTAGATCACAGTCATATCGAAAATTGGGAAGATATACCAACTCCTCATTTTAATAGTATTCTTAAATACCAAGACCTAGAAGATGAAGTTTGTAAATGGATGTATATCCTCGGTGGTCGTTTATTTTATGAAGTTGGTGAGATGGACAAGTGGCAAGTCATACCGTTTATAAAAGGTATCGCACGTTCCGGTAAATCGACTATCATTACCAAAGTATTTTCTAAATTTTACGAAGCGAGTGATGTAAAAACAGTGTCAAATAATATAGAAAAACAGTTTGGATTAGGTCCAATTTCAGAAGGTTTGATGTTTGTCGCACCGGAAATAAAAGGTGATTTCAGACTCGAACAAGCAGAATTTCAAAGTATAGTTTCTGGTGATAGTATGAACATAGCTATAAAAGGTAAACCTGCTAAACCTCTCGATGCATGGATCGTACCTGGATTTTTAGGAGGTAACGAAACACCGGGATTTAACGATAAACAGGGTAGTGTTGTTCGTCGTTTGATTACATTCGATTTTAGAAAACAGGTTACAGATGCGGATTCAGATCCGACATTGGACGATAAACTCGAAAAAGAATTACCAATTATTATGGAAAAATGCGCACGTGGATATTTGGAATACGCACAAAAATATAAAAATAAAGATATTTGGAGTATTTTCAATACTCAGTATTTCTTCAAAGTAAGAGAACAAATTGCTTCATCGACGAATCCTTTGGAGAGATATTTACAAGCTGGTTATTACAAGGATTGTCAATTTAGAACGGGTAGTGACCTAAAATTTCCATTGGATGTGTTTGAAGACTTATTCTATAGTTATTGTACCGATAAAAAAATACACAGACCAAGATTCGATGAAGACTTTTACAATACATCTTTTAGTACGCGTAAGTATAAAGTTCGTACAGAAGAGAATGATTATTTGGTAATCACTAATCCTGAAAAATTACACGAACCAACGAATTTTAAAGGTAAAAAAGTTATATACGGATTTACCATGGATGTAAAAGAAAATACAAAGGGTTACGATGTAACACTTTTGTGAAATAATGAATAAAATCTCATGATAGTGTAAGTATGGATCCTCGTCAATTCATAAAAAATTCAAATGTTCAGGTTGAACGTCCAGATACTGCGCCTAGTATTGGCCAAGGTGTATCGTCACCTATATTTAATGAATTGAGAGTAGGTAAATTTAGACCAGGTATATATAACGGTGTAGTAAATAAATTATTTACTACAGACGATAAACGTCTCGATATCAAATATATACTAAAACAAAGACCGAAAGGGCATGCGCCTATATCAAACGGTATAACTGTAGATGTTAACGAAATAAAAGGTATATATGGAAGATTTCAAACCGGTGCTATACACACAAAAGATTTTGGTTTAAAAGGTGATTTAAATAAAAATTTCTCTTCCGCGCAATTTACCGGGTACATTATGGATGGTGTTGAAAAAAAGAATTTTAGTTTTAACGTATACACTAATGGTAAAATTCGTCTATCGGGTGGATTTCTAGGTTCCAAAAATCTTAAAAAACAACCAACGGCTTTACAAAAATATATAGTAGATACGTATACAGAAAAACAGAAATTTTTATACAACGATATATTTTATAATAATATTGGAGGTCAATTTTTAACAAATACAAATTTTCAATTATCTAAAATGACACAAGAATTCCGTCAAATGCGTTCATGGGGAGTTTCGTTTCTTGAATATGAACCCGAAATTTCTCCATTTCTTTATTTAAAATATAAAGAACATGCGTTTATTCTTACTACAAAATCAGGTAAGGTAGGTTCGGGTATTGTTCAATTACAAGGTGAATCTAACCCCGATGATCTTGAACGTGCTTATTCCGTTGGTATAGAACTTGTCAAAAAATTACATAGTAATGGTTACACGTCCGGTTTAATTAATAAAAACGTTAACGCGGATAAAAAAGTGATTCAAAAACTTAAATCAAAAGCTTCGACGTGTCCTAAAAATAGAAGAGCACCTTGTAGAGACGGATTCGTAATTAAAAAAAATCCACAAGGATACGATTGTTGTTATAAAAAACCAAAAAAAACACCTGTTAAAAAAGTTACAAAACAAAAAGAAAAAAATACAAAAATTACTTACGATAAAGATGGTACTATGAAAATAGGAGGACGTAAATGCGAAAAACTTACTAAACCAGTGTTATTACAAGTCGCTAAAAAATTAGGAGTTGGTGTTAGAAATAAAAATTCGAAAAATAGTATATGTAAAGCTCTCGATAAAATAGAAAAGGGTAATTCTACGTATAAAATAAAGGGTAATTTATGTCGCGAAATGAAAAAAGAACAATTAGTAGCACTCGCTATATCCAATGGTATATCCGTAAATGATACGGATACCGTAAAAAGTTTATGTGAAAAACTAGAAAATAAACCTAAAACACCCAATTCGCCCAATGCACTTGCTAATGAACTGGAAAAGGTCTTACGAAATGCTAAGAAAAAGGAAAATAGAAAACCTACTAATATAAAACGTAAACTTAATGTAAACGGTATTAAAAACGATCTCGTTAAACTTTATGGAAAGGCATGGATGACAAAATACGGAAACGTAATGAATATTAATAAAGATGTTCGCGATGTTAAAAAGAAACTTACTCAACTCGAAAAGAACAAAAAATTTGTAACCAGTGATGGTGTATTGAAAAAAATGGTCGCGAATGATACTAAAAGAGCCATGATAAAGAATTGGAAACTTAATAAACAACAAGATTTGAAAAAGTTATTAATAGAAAAAGAAGCTAATAAAATATACGGTAAATTTGGAAAAAATGTAGTAAACAAAGTCGTTAATTTCACGATGTCTTTACAAAAAACACCTCCCCTTAATGGTTCTCGAGTTAGGAAATATATTCAAACATTAAGAGAATTACAAAATCAACCACCTTTACCATTAAACAAAAAAAGAGTCGTACCACCAAAACCAGTAGTAAAAAAGAAGGTTATAAAAAGAGCCCCAATTAAGAAAAAAATACCACAAGCACAAAAAAATAAAGTCGTAAGAAATTTTAATTCTAACTCGAACTCGAACTCGAACTCGAACTCTAAATCTAAATCTAAATCAAATAATAAAAAGTTAAACGAATTATACGCTAATTTTGAAAAATTTACATTAAAGAATAAACGCAAATAGTAATTAGAAAATGGAAAATCCTCGTATTGTATTATCAAATCGTATTAAAAACAATAATATACGTACAGATGATAATAAAAGATGGGATAATCATTTATTATCGTCCATTATAGAATCAATACATTATACTATAATGGATTATATCAATATTTATAGAAATGACACGGATTATGATTCGAAAATAATGTCCAATTTAGAAAAAGAATATTATTTATGCGAAGAATTTATGAACACAGAGTATCCGGAACAATTTATTGAAATAAATAGAGAATTTCACGAAACGGGGTTAATATTATATATTTATGATAATTTTCAACGAATAGAATCTACTAAGCATAGAAGAATAATGTTTTATTTTATGAACATCTTATTTTTCGATTTATAAGTTTTTCTGGTTCAGATATTTGTTTAAGATGTTTCGCATGATATGAAAAATCATATCCAAGAAAATGATTTTTTATTTGATCCGAAATTGCAAAAGCGTCTAATTTTTTAGAAACTTGAGAACATACCGATCTTACCTCAAATTCTAATAGTTTATCTTCTTTCATCAAAAAGTATTTTAACGACTCGTCCATTATACCATTTTCTTTCATTTTTTCAAACATTTTATTCGATTCACCATCCGATACATAAAAGTATTTTGGAGAATATCCTAACACGTGTATATGTTCGGGGGTATTAGGATCGTAAAATAACATGCTAATCGCGCATATCAATAACACCCAGATTATCATTATTTATTAGTATCCAACATATTAAAAATGTCCTTAATTTTATGACAAATATTAAATAAAGTATCGATATCGGTAAGTTTTTTAGGATCAATAATTTCGAGTTCGAGTTGATATATAGTTGATACTTCAGAATCCTTATCCGAACTCTCACCGGCAGTTACTGTCCTATCTATGGATAAATTTTTCCTGATATAAGAACATCTTTCCTTTTTTATGTTTCTATGCCATTCATTATTATCATAATCTTCATCTTCTTCGGCAATAGGCGTTTCTCTAGAAACACTGAAACGAATATCGAAAGGTGAATTATGTAAATTCTTAAAATCAATATTTTCAACACGTTCCTTTTTGATAAGAGTTTCATCACCAGTAACAGTGTCCACGGTCAATCTAATGTTTTTATCATCTCGTGTCCATACATCGTATTTGTTTTCTTCTATCTTTTCCCACCCAGAATAATGAGAAAACCCTTTTAAAATACTAATGTATGTTTTATCACCGATATTAGTATCAAAAAATGTTCCATTGAATCTTCCCAACCGAAATTCCATTTCAATGTTTTCTTCATCTTTATACTTATCTACGATAGGTTTTAGAGTGTCGCATAACTTGTGTACGTCCATTTTGTTTACATTTTTATAAACGCGTCTTCTTCTTAAGCCTTTTTTATCACCTTTTTTTATATGCATGGTTTCAATAATTTAGGAAATACCTGTTATTTTAACTCAGCTATACAGGTTTTATTACGTATACGAGAAATATCATCTCATATATTAAATAATACTTACAAAGGTGAATGTACTTTTACAAAATCTTACGAAAAACTTGTTGGTATATATTTTTCGACACAAGACACTAAAGTTTTCAATTTAGGACCTGTTTTAATAGAATTTGTAAAGTTATTTCCGAGATTCAAAATTGGTATGCCTCATGATACACAGGATGCTATATTTTGTTTAATAGACACTCTAGAAAGAAGTTATCCTCATATAAAAGATCTTGTTTATGGAGAAACTAAACAAATAACTATATCACCGGTTAGTAAAAATGTATCAAAAATACCATTTTGTGTTTATATTTTAAACGTGAAACAAGGTGTTAAAAATATAAATACAATGTTAAATGAAAGTAGTAAATGGAATGTTATAGAAGATTACGTAGATGATAACGGTAAAAAACATCACGTTGCTACAACAAGGAATATATTTTCAAAATATCCTCAAATATTTATTGTATCATTTGATAAAAAAAGTTACGTACAAATTGACGAGGAATTACAATTGGACAATAATATATACGAGTTACAATCTACTATAATTCATAAAGGTATTCAATACGGTGGTCATTACATGTCTACTTTAAAAATAAATAACGAATGGTTAATCCAAGACGATGATAATTTAGGTAAACTCAATCAATTTCCTAGAGAAGATAATCATTTCGTCCTGGTCTACAATCTAAAAACTCCTTCATGTTAATATCCTCCTTGATATTTACAATCGTTCTATAAAACGTTCTTCTACTATTTGGAAACGTTTTATCAGTTCTTTTTTTTATTGGTTTCCACCATAATGGTCCTTTCTCCCATGTTACATACATACATTCAACAATGTCACCATGTTTCAACCATTTATAATCTTTTGTTCTATCTATCGGTATAGAAGATTCAAATATGTGTTTACCTCTATCTTGAATGTATAATTTATATACAATAGGACCTGGTACACACCCAGGTGTTTCTACAGTTGGTTCCTTTTTAACAAGAAAATCAATTGTATTTTTATTTCTCGGCTTCCATTTAAACATCGTTTCATGTGTACCAATACGGATAGGTTCATTTACGGGTGTAAATATAAGACCATCCATTTCTTGTTTTATTTTCGGGAGGTAATTATCCATAAACTCCTTAAAATCATCATGTAAATGAAATTTTTTTACTTTTAATGTGATAGGATCCGTATTTAAAATTAATGACTTTTTAACAACTTTTTCAGAATGTTGTAAACGGTCCAATAAATTCTGATTACCGACAACTTCTCCACAACTCATCAAACAATCATATATCATGAATGTATTTTCATATAATTCACCTTCGAGTATAGTACCCTTAAATACAGCCATTCTGAAATTTAATGGTACGGTAAACATTTCGAGCGCTCTGTTTATAAATACACATAATCTCTGATTTCCGAATTGTAATGTTATCATCATGTATCTCGTACCATCGGTTTTTTCACAAACAACGTAATCGTTATTCGACAAAATTCCAAAATGTTTTCTTTCTATAGAAATTGGTTGACATCCGGGAAATATACCTTTACCTTTTGTACCCCACGATTCTTCCATAAATTGTATCGTATATTTGTAAAGAGGATCATCCTTCTTTACAAACACGCGGTTCATTCTGTTCTATATTTTTAATTTAATCTTTAATTACTTTTAACACCCGCGGCGTTTAGAATATTACTTATACATTCATGATTATATGTCATGACTAACTTAGCTTTTGGATACGCGATAATTTTGACACCGGATTCCTTAAATTTATTAAACATTATTTCCATTCTTGGAAATATTTTATACGAATTACTTTTTTTATCTTTTATATGTTTTGCAACATTTTTAGACATAAGTAACCAACATCTAGAACTTGATTGTTTTACGTTATAGTAATCACTGTTGACTTTGTTTGTAACTTCCGTATCGAAATGTAAACCAAGTTGTTCAGTAGGTTCTTTACATCCATCTTTCACTTTAGCCTTAAACATTCCCCAATCTATACCTTCTACAACACCGGGGAATACTAAACATCCAACACCCTCGTGTTTATCAAAACATTTTTCGAGACTGTTATCATCTATTTGTATACCAAAATCTATAAAAAGTAATCTTTCGTGTGTTTTAATATATTTGTGTATAGTTTCTGCTTTATCAAATGGATCATCGTTAACAAAAACAACTTCGTTTTCGATATTACCTTTTTGTAAACACATTAAATTAAATCTAAGAATACTATGTAAAGTTTTTACGTGACATGATTTACTTCGAGTAACTATTATAGTTGCAAACTTCATATTATTACATTCTATTCTAAACCTTAAGCCTTTCTTCTAAACATCCTATGAATGGTAAATTACCAACGTGTCCTAAAGTTGTTTGACAATCCGCGTATATTTTACCCCCAATCTGTTGCCAACGTCTACAAAACGCATAATCTTC